TATCTGCCCCGCAAATTAATATATCTTGTGCTAAACTATTTGACCCAGCTAAATCTTTTATATGCTTACCGTACCATCTTTGTAGCTCTTTTACCATTAGGGCTTCATGTGCTTCCAAATACTCTTGAATACCGTTTGCATCAAAATGTCTCATTTTGTTTTGCTCACCTGCTAACTCTAGTGAAACTTCTATTGATTTATCTAGTTCATAAGTGCCATCTTTATTTTTCCTTCCGCTTCTAAAATGACTTAATTTATATTCTTTTTCTAATAGTCCTGAAAGTCTTTCAGTCACACTATTTGATAAGGATCTACCTTTAGCTCCAAACTTACTTAGGTCGGTTCTTCGACCCATTTCTTTCATTTGTTCTTCATGTTTTGCTGCTGTAAGTCCTGCTATAGTTGTAGTTTCTTTAGTTCCACCTTTTGATACAGTATAACTAGGTGACCTATCTGTAACTCCGTGAGTTTTTGCTACTAAGAACTGATTAAAACCTATGTTTGCTACACGACCCTCTTTACCTGCTTGTGTACCACCAACGTTGCCTTTACCACCACCTGGTTTTAATGCTCTTCCTACCGCTGCAACATAGTTATTTCTATACTCTGCAAATACATCAAATAAAACATGCTTTATTACTATGTTAATAAGTTTTCCACTTCTATCTTCAGCGTCGCCTTGAAATATCTCGTCCTGTACTGTAGGGCCTCCTGTTTTTTTAGAAATATTAATATCTCCTATCTCTAAGTCAAACTCTACAAAGTCTCCTACTGCAATCTCGTATATTTTCCTACCTGCTTTAATCTTTACACCTTTATCTAACTTAGGCATTTTTATATAATATTTATAAGCATTTTTTACATTTGTTATATGACTATCTGGCCCATATGTTTTTGGATTCATTAAATGTTTAGCTATTATAGCCTTGGCTTCTTTTTCTATTGTTGCTTTATGTACAGGAATTTTTCTATTCATTTTTCCAGAACTTCCTGTAAGCATTGCAGATTTTACATCGTCACCAAATACATTAAATCCTCCAGCACTATCTCTCATAGCGTCTGAAAAATATGCTGCTCTTGCTTTATTTTCTTCTTTTAATACTCGATTTAGTTCTGTCGTAAGAAGTCTTTCCATATCAGAGGTTTTTACATACATCGTATGTTTAAAAACATTTCCCGCATGAGTTCTTAATGCTGATGAAGCCCCATGGCTACTTTTAAGCATCTGAACAAAATTATCTCTAACTGCTTTAATTGCCATTAAATAACTACTCTATATAAATCCAGTACCCTTTTGATGTGGTCTGGAAAATCCGTGGAATTTCTAATTCCTGCAGTACCTTGGTTTGCTATCTGAGCTCCGCCTAGTGTTCTTCTTTCTTTATGTTCGTCTTTCATATAGTAATTCACTAAATCAAATAGTGCAAGTTGTAAATCTTTTGGCGTAGTACTATATCCTGCTTTATATGTTATTTTTACTGCTCCGACTCCTTGTTTAAATGGAAGAGGTTTACCCTCTGCATTTGTTCTTATAATTGCATCGGCTTCTAAGTCTACATAATATTCATAGTTTCCTGTGGTTAGTTCTACATAACTTCCAGAATAACTTGACCTTTCTTCTACTTTACTCACTTCGACTAACGGACTCTCGCTAACTATTATTGTTGATGTGTACGTATCGTCTACTGAAAAAGTTTCGACCTTACTTGTGCTATAAAAATCTACGAAAGATATACCACAATATTTTTTTACTAAGTCAGATATTTGAGGTACAATAACATTTAGACGGTCATCATCCTTCTCGCCTCGGAGACCTTCCGCATCTTTGTATTCTACTACTGTTATTAAATCTGCCATAATATTAAAAGTGGTGATTTATAGGTAAACCACCAAAAACCTGTAAAGCTATTAGGAAGCTTTGTACATGTGTCCCCACTTAGAAGTTACACCGTCAATTAAATCGATGAATCCTAATCTTTGAGAAGCCACTAGGACTCTTCTTTGATTAGCTACTTCGTAGTCTGACTCGATTGTAACACCTCTTAATCTTGGTATCACATAGTTTCTTGGGTATACAGCAATAGCTGCAAACTTACTTACTGCTGGAGTAGCGAACTCGTCACATAATAGTACTCTTGAACCGAATACCTGTCCGATTTCACCATTTAGCTTAGTAGCCATGTCGCCAACTAGGTTAGCATCTTGGAACTCAGCATCTTCTAGCAATTCAAAATATGTTCTTTGAGATACAATGTAAACCACTTCTGAAGGATTAACACCATATTTACCCATATTCTTTCTCATTGAAAGTAACTCAGCTGCTGTAACTGTGTCTGATGCAAAAGCTGTTGATGACTGTGTAAAGTCACTGTCATTTCTAGCTAAGTGTAATAGACCTTCGAATGAAGCTCCACCAGTACCAAATGCGCCGTCAGCGTCGTCACCAGCTAGGATAGCATTTTCGATTGCTCTAGCATGAGACCTTACCATTGATTCTCTGATGAGAGGTAAGATTGGCATAATTGCATCTTCTTCAGTTTCATTACCTAAGTATGATTGTGAAATAAGTTTTTTGGTTGAAAGAGTTCTTTCTGTTAAATCAACACCACCGTATGGAGAACCATAAGTGTCGCCTCTCTCAGCTAAGTTACCGTGAGGGCTTGAACCTGTAGCAGCTTGGTTTGCTGTAAACTCAGCATAGCCACTATCTGGTAGTATTGGGATAATCATGTTAGCAGAAGTCATTGGTATTTCTCTAAATAGAGGTGCTAATACTAATTCATTCTGAATGTCTCTTTCGATGTTTGTTGAAACAATCTGCTCAAAATCGTCTGAGGAAACTCCAACACCACTCATGGCGTTAGCTTTTTCCATAACGTCTTTCGCATAATCACTGTTCCATCCTTTACCAGTCGCTAAACCAGCAAATTTTGCATCAATGATGTCGTTTTCGAAAGCTTTTTTCCAGTCGCCTTGACCATTTCTGTCTGCAAATACTCTTTTTGATTCTCTGATAGACATGATTTCTTCTGATTTCTCAGCAAGTTGCTTCTCTAATTCGTCCACAACTGTTTTTAAATCTTCATGTTTCTCATTGACTCGAGTTTCTACATCATTCATGAGTCTTTCAGCGCCTGATAATCCAGCTTCGATAACTGCTTTTTGTTCATCCTGTTTTGCTTCTTGAACAGCCTTCTCTTGAGCGTCAACTTCAGCTTGCTTTTCAGCCTGCTCAGCTTCTGCTTTTTGTTCAGCTGCTTTTTGCTCTGCTTGTTTCATAGCAATAGTTGTTGCAGTTTTTTCTGCTACATCTTTCGCAAATGATTCAAGGTCAAAAGCTACTTCAGGAGATTTCTTTTCTTCTGACATATCAGTCTCCGTTGATGAGGATTTCTCCTCGCTTGGCTGCTCAATTTTAACAGCGTCTGCTGTCGCGTTTGAGTTAGCCTTTAAAAATTCACTTTGGTACTTTCTGTAGTCGTCCATACTATCAAATGACTTTGCTAAGCCAAAGGTTGCCCCTTGGTTGCAAGGCACTGATACTACAGAAACTTCAAATAGTTCCGCGTCCTTTATTTTATAACCGTCGGTTTCAGTCATATACTCTGAATCCTTGCATCTGAAACCAACAGAAAATGCTCCAAGGACTCCGTCTTTAACTAATTGTGTTATATCACCTGCTGCTTTTGATATCTTTGCAGATATGTCTAGCCCGCTATCTGTAACACTTAAATCGGTAGCTCTACCAATAGGTTTGTTATAGTCATGATTAAAAAGAATAATTGGATTACCTTTATAGTTTTCCAATCCACCTTTTGTCCATGCATCTGGTTGAATTATATCTCCAGCTCTATCTAGTGCGTTTGTACTTGCAGAACCTTTAATATTTACTCCGCCATCATCAGTTTCACCTAATGATTTAAAAGTACTCGTCCAGTGATATATCTTTTCGTTACTCTTTGACATCTTTTACCTCTTTTTTAGCTTTTGGTTTTGGTGCAGGTTTTTCAACCTTTACTTCAACAGGTGCTACTGAGATAGGATATCTTTTCTTAACAACTCCAAGTACTCTGTTCCATGAACCCCAATATCTTTTTAAAAGATAGTCCTTAACAGGTACTTCATTGCCAAAACTTTTATAAGTCTTTAAATCCATAGTTTCAACGCCTTTGCTGGCTATGAAATCGGACAAAGCCTTTATCATCATATCTTTTGTCATTCTTCTTCCTCGCTTGGCGGACCTTCTTGTGGTCTACCGCCTTCCTCTGGATTTGAGGCTGAACCTGCGATATTCGCAGGAACTCTTGGTGTATCAAACCCTTCAATTTCTTCAAGCCTTAATGCCTCCCTTGCTTCGTTCGGTGTCATAATTCCTGTATTAACAAGAGTAGCAAAATAGCTAGCTTGGTCTCTCAACTCTGGTTGTAGAGCAGGAATCCCTGTTACATCTTCATCAAGTTTGAAACCGAAGTATCTCTCGAAAGCATACGCAATTTTATTAATAATTGGTAGTATGGTTTCTAAATAATATAATCGATGGTTTGGTCTTAAATTTGCGTTATTACCGCTATCCATCAAAATTGGTGGAACACCTAAAGCTTTAAGTATTATCTTTTCATTTGAAGCTATTCCTTCTTGAAAGTCTAATTCCTTAAAGTTAATTTCTGTTAAGTCTTCAACCTCTAGACCACCATCTAAAAACAATGGTCTTCTGCCACCAGACTGTGGATTGTATCTAGCAACCCAGGCCTGTAACATTCTTTCTTTAATTTTTTCTGAAAGAGTGTTAGGCGATTTTAATACCAATCCTGGTATTGCTCCATTTTTAAAAAAGTTGTCCTGGAACTTCCTCATGCTTGAAAGTAACTGCATAGTTCTTAAAGCAGGTTTGAGTCTAGGCACTCCTCTATAAATGGAGTTAAAACTGTTTTCTTTTATGTGAATAATTTCTGACGGTTTGTAATCTATTGAGTGGTCATATGTATATTTTTCTACATATGTATTATCATCACTATAGATTGTCATATGGTCTGCTGGAAGATGATAAAGATGTCTACCATCAAAATAAACAAATATGTTTCCATCAATCATTAAGTCTACTAAAAGATTTCTTTTAAATGTGCTTACATCTTGAAATGGATTAGGTTCTTTGTTTAGTAATAAATCTACTCGAGTTCTTCTAACATCTTTCTTAATTGGACTTATACCTTGTATTTTTTCTCCAACATCAAAAGGTATTTCAGAAGAGTCGTCTACAATCATATTGACTGCTCTGTTTACTATTTCTAATGTTTCATATGCATTTCGATAGTTGAGAACATTCTCACGCGTATCAATCGTGAGACCCTCATCTCTCGAAATTACGTACTGGGCTGGATTTTCTTTCTCCGTTCTGCCCAATAAAAAATCATACCATGCCATATTTCTTCCTTTGTATCTCGACCCAGTTTTGTTGTTTTTTCGCTGTTAATAACTTGGGTCTTTTTCCGTATATGTTATGCAGTTTTAGGTGATGCATATGACATAATGTAACAGCTTGTTTATAAACTTTATCCTCGTTTTCTTTAATAAATATTTCACGAAGTTCTAATATTTCTTCTTCGGTTTCTACCGTGACATCTCTTTCTTTTAGCCACGATTCTAGTAACTCAGTTAATCCGTAAAAATGATGAAAGTCCAGATTCTCCGTACTCCCACAAATGTAACAATGCGTGTCTTTCTTATATTTCGACTTGGCCTTGTCACGAACATACTTAACTAAATCTCTTTTTAAAGTCATAAACCTACTTGTATATTAG